GATTTTTTAATAATTGTATAGATTCGTCCATGTAATTTTTATAACTTTCTGGTGCTAAACCGGGATGCATAGGTAAAGGACCATTTATGAAATTTTCTCCTATAGTCCATTGGTGAACGCTATTCATATTAGAACATTTGTTTTCAATATAACGCAGCAATTCTAAGTGACCAGAAATACTTAACAAATTAATTGCTGGCGACCAACTAATCCTAAAATTATTATTTCTTTTTGCATAATCACATAACAAATCTATATTGCTATCAAATAAATTAAAATTTAAACCATCTCTAATTATTTCCCCCATACGCCCAATCCTATCAATACTTGGACATATTACTAACTTTGTTTTATCTAAATTATACGAGTTCCACTTGGACAAAAAATTTTGTAAAATTTTTCTTTTTATATTTAAATTTGTAGTTATTAACAATCTGGCAATATGTGTATTATTTTTTTTATGTATATTAACAAGATTATCTAGTACACTATTAAATCGTAGATCTAAAAATGGCTCACCACCTAAAAAATTATAAGTAACATTATCTATTTGTTTTTTATCTACAAATTCATAAATATTTCCTAAAACTAGGTTTAAATATTCTGTATCTTCAGTTTGTTTTAGCCCTTCTAACTCTGCCCAGAGACTACTTGTATGACTTCCACAATACATGCATGTTTGATTGCAAACTGTAGACAACATAATTTCAATATATTCTGTCATATTATTTTCCAATGACAGTAAAGGAAATTCTGCTACTTCATCCGTTGTTTTTTCTCTCCATTTATTCCACCTATTCCAAATACTATTTGGCCAATTTTGTTCGCAATTTCTACAATTTTTTGGAAACCAATTATTTTCTACAAAATGCTTTTTGTCATCATACTCTTCTTTCCTAAAATGAAAAACATCTATACCTTTTTCTTGTATTTCTTCTAAAGATACAACTGTGTTATCTTTTTTACAACAATTGATAATACTTTTATATGGTATTCTAACATTTATATCTGTCCACATCTTACTACAAACAATGTTTTTTTGTGAATTCATAAATTTAATTCTCTGTAAAAAGGTACAAAATCTTTAAATTTAATTTTATTGTTATAATCCCATAATAATATTTTATTCCTTAACGTATCTTTTTCGGCATCTGTTAATAGCCTATGCTCAGTTTTTAATCTATGCTTTATACTTGTAAATAAATGTTCTGATCTAGGCACCTTAAAAGAAATATTTTCTAACCTATCGTTTAAGTCTTTCCTAAAATCTATAGGAATCACTGACCAATGCAAACAACTAGGAAAATGAACTTCATTAAATGATGTATAAACAATGCCTAACGAATTTACCCAGTCAATATATTCTGCTAATCCTAAAATATTTAGCATTGAAAAACAAGGGGTTAGGGTTGCGGTAATTCCTGCATCTTGTAACCTTTTAAAATTTCTTTCGATACTTTTCCAACTACATGGAAATCTTTGGTATTCTATCCACTTACCTACTCCATCAATACTACAGCTTATTTCAACTTTATTAAATTTTGTTAATATATCTATTATACTTGTTTTAATTGTTGTACAATTACTTAAAACAAAAATATCTAAATCTGTCCTACCTTTTTCAACCAAAGCCTGTAAAAAATCTTCAACTTCATCCATAATCATAGGTTCGCCGCCGCCTAATTTTATTTTTTCTATAGTTTTATTTTGAGGAAGACTATTTTTTAAATTAAATAATAATTTATTATCTGTAGGCCTAAAATTATTATTATGAAATTCATTTTTATAATTGGTATGTTTAACTGCTTCTAAAACATTTTTTCCTATTTGATCGCTAAAGTGCGGACCACACATCTTACACTGCAAATTGCACTTATTGCTTAATCGTATATCTATAACTCGTAAGCTGACGGCTCTAGTTTCATTCTGATACCGCCTATTCCATTTTTGTCTATAACTTACTGCATTATCATCTTCTAATTTCCAACATCTCCAACATTCTTTTGGTTTTTGGCCTTTAACAAAAGCTGTACGCAATTGTTTTATACGCTTGTTTGCTTTTAAAAACCATATATTTGGATCATTTTCAAAAACATCATTACTATCTATTTCGTCTTTTATATCTTGTATGCAACAACTCCTTATATTTCCTCCATACAATTCCTCAAAATATAATTCTTTAAAAGGAACATAGCAAAAAGTATCTTTATCTATCATATTTCCTTATCATAATTAACAATTAAATTTTGACATATTAAATTAAAATCTTTTATATGATTACCATGAACTATAATATGCAGTCTGTCTTCATTAGAATTATTAAAAACCGCATGTCGTAAACCAATATTTACATGAAAACTAGTACTATCATCAAAAGGAATAGTTTTTTCAATATCTAAAATATCATCATATACAATAAAAGAACAATTTTTAGGATTGTTTATGCTTATATTCAATGGTGATAATGTTAATTTGTCTGTATCTCTATGGAACCTAATATAACCACCTTTACGTAAAAGCATAAATCTTACCCTATGTAATTTACTATATGGTAGAGAACTAATAAACTCTGTGGTAATCGGACATTCCTTTGCTAGCTCAGTCCAGTGATAATCGAAATTAGAATCAATTTGATCTTCATATCCAGGATATTTATCTATAGCTTCTGTCCAATGTAAATTATGCCCATGCAAAGTTAAACTTTGCCAACCGTAAGAATAATCTGTGCGATGATTTACTAATAAATGTTGTATTCGTTTAAATTCAAATAATATATCTGATGATGGCACTTCATAATTCATTTTTACCCATGCACATCTTAGCTTTGCTAATTGTTTTAAGTCCATAATGAATAACCACTTTTATAAGCATAATCCAGGAAAAAATCATTTTTTTCAAATAGTTTATATCCTCCTAACGGATCTTTTACTTCTATCCAAATTTTATTTTTATTTTTAGCTAAAGACTTCATCAATGTTATATATGATTCTACAATGTTGTGTGGCTTATGTAACCAAAGATTATACCAATAAGTGTAAATAGAATTTAACCATATAAACGTGTCTCCATTTTTAGGAACAATGTCTACAAATCTTTCAGGCAATTGAATAATATCAATCTCTACATATTCTTTTAAAACTTCTTTATATTTAGTAAAACTATATAAATCATTTACATACATATCCTTTAATTTTTTTTCCTTACTACTATCAAATATTATATCTTTGTGTTTATAACTGATTTCATCTAATTTTTCTTGTGAACCGTCCCATATTTTGTCTAATTCTTTTTTAATATTTAAAATGTCAGGCATTATATCAAAAAATATAATTTTTTTAACATCAAAATGTTTTAAGAATTGATTAGCATAAAATCCACTAGCAGGAACAATTAAGTTTTCAAATTTTTCTTTTTTTGTAAACTTTTTAATTCTATCTATGTTACAACTTTCATTGTTAAAAAAATGAATTTGCCTGCTTTTAGGATTTGCATGATTTTCAATAATTTTAGTTAATTGAGATAACTGATTACCTTTAACATCAGTTAATCCTATGCCATTCCAATCTTCATAATGCATATCATTTTCAGGATAAAGATGGGTTTTGGTATTTCTTATACTTTCAGGAAAAATATGTAACGAATTAGTTAATAAAGACTTTGATAAAATATTTGCTGCAAACCCTACTTGCATTTTGCTAAAATTATTATTAAATTTTACAAACTTAGGAGTATAATTATCGTGAAAATTATCAAAACTTCGATCATATAACGGAACAAGTAAATTTTGCTTTTCTATATTAAAATCTAATTCGTTGTCAAAAAATTTTGTTAAATTTATTACAAAACATTGATCATGAAGTGTTAACCAATTACCTTTATCTAAGATATGTCCAATTAAAGACCAATCTAAGGTATTAGTATAATTTAATAATTCAGTTAAAAAATTACCTTTTAAAATATGACCAGGAGTTTGTACTATAACTACTTCAAAATTTAATTTTTTATAAAATTGCAATCCTTCATTAATATTATTTGTTGTTATAAAATTTATATTTTGATCAAACGAGGCATTAGTAGTAGTTATTGTTAAATTCATTAATTCTGTTGCGTACTTTGCATGGAATTTATACTTTTTCCTATTTATATAATAATCATTCCAAAATAAAAATCCTACATTATTGCTATCATTTGCAATATTTACAATGGCGTTTGTTACTTTCATAAAGTTTCTGTTTTAAAATACTGTTCAAATTCAGGCACATGATCTAAAAAATTTTGATTCCTTTCGAAATCTATAATTTTGGTTTTTTTGACAAATTTTTGGAATAAACTATTATACCAATCATCTGAATTTATGTAATTTATTAAACCGGGTACAGTTTTGATATAAGTAAATTCTTGTAATTTTTTTGAAATAATTTTTTTGAATTCATTAGGCAAAACTTTAACACTTAAATAATCCGGATGATGAAGCACATTTAAATATATTTTTGTTCTTTGTTGCATTGTCCAATCCAAAATTTCATATAGCCTCATAATATTATACATTTGAACAGTACAATGTACTTCTATTGTGCAATTTTCTAAATTTTTTACAATTTGAAAATTTTCTGCAATAGTATTCCAATCACTCGGATACCTAATGTATCTATCCAATGATCCAATAGCATCAATGGAACAATTTACTTGAACATTTTTAAATTTTTTCCATTTATCTAATAAATGATGCGGAATATTTGTTAGATTAGTATTATATTTTAATTTAACATTCTTTGCTAAATTGTTATCTAAAAAATAATCTAATAATTTATGTTGTTCTTTTATTATAGTAGGTTCTCCTCCAGTAAGATAAATCATAACAACATCGTTTGCAACTAATTTTAAATTATCCCATAATGCAGATTTTTCTGGCCAGTTCAATTGTTCAAGTCTATCTAACTCAGTATCTAAAAAATCTTTTTCTAATAATTTCCATTCTTTTACCCATTGATTACTAGAATAGGGATTACACATCCTACATTTTAAATTGCAAAGATTTCCTAATCTTATATCTACATATTTTATTTTGAATGGTGCATTTTCTTCATATAATGCATTTTCGTCATAGTAATTTTCATTCCATCCATTTCTTGGACTTTTTACGCCATTTTTTTCTAAATCAAAACATCTTGTGCATATGTCAGGCACTTCGTCATTTAAAAATTGCTTCCTCAAATTTTTATAGTAATCACTATTCCACGCTTCTACTACTTCTCCCTTCTTATATATCTTATAAGGCTCGTCATTAGGTTTCCTTATTAAATTTTTACCGGATACAGAATTACAACAAACTCTAAGATTACCATTTGAGTTTGTTGCTATATGAGTCCAAGGTAAGACACAAAATGTCTTCCCAATTTTTTTAGTATTTGTATCTACATTTTCTGCAATTTGTTTTATTTTCAAAAAAACCTCACCTAATTCAGTACTATATATATCTTGATTTTTATACTTATCTTTAAGCTCGGTAATACTTACTAACTTACTGTAAAGTTGGTTAACATTAGAATCAGCTTGTTGGTTAATTTTACTTCTGGCATTGTTTACAAATCTTTCTTCGAAATGATTTTTTGTTACTATACCATCAATTTGTTCTATAGCTTGTTTTTTTAAAAATAACGGAGCATTTTTTGCATCAAAATAATTTGGCTCAGATAAAGGTATTACATTTACAGTTTGTGCATTTAATTCTCTCCTTAACATAATCATTTTTTGTAATTGCAATATATTATAAATTTGCATAGTGAAAGAAATTGTAAAAACTATATTTTTTGTTTTTATTTCTTTAAGATTATTCAAATTTTTATAAACTGTATCCCAACTTGCAGGATGTCTTATATACTCAAAAATATCACCAACTCCATCAACTGAACAATTTAAAATCACATCTTTAAAATTCTTAAATTTATCAACCCATTCATCATCTAAAAGCGTAGCATTGGTAATAATTTTTAATTCTACATTTTTAGCTACATTGGTTTTAATGCAATAATCTATCATTTTTTTTACATTAGGCACCATCAATGGTTCTCCTCCTGTAAATTTAATGGCTTTTAAACCATTATCTACTGATTTTTTAAAAATGTCATAAAAAAGATCTGAATTATACCATTCTAATTGTTCAAAATATCTTTCATTTGGATCTATACCATAATCATATCCAGTTTCTTTGTATATTTTTTTTAATTCAGTTGCATATTTACTGCTGCTATAACTGTTACACATTCTACAACTAAGATTACAAAAATTTCCTAATTTTAAATCCCATTCTGTAGGATACTTTTTATGAATGTTAATAGAGTTTACAAAATCATCCCACCAATTATAAAACTTATATCTTTCTACTAATGTTTCTCTTAAACTAGTAATATTATTCTTCTCTTTATCCCAACAAGAATTGCATTCTTTTGGTTTAATACCTGCTAACATTTGCTGTTTAATATCAAGTCTATATTTGTTCCAATGATTATCAAGATTGTACAAAAATGTATCGGAATCTCTAGTTTTAGAATTACAACATAATCTGTTATGGCCATTTGTATTAACACATAAATGATCCCATACTGCAGGACAAATTATTTTTTCATTAATATTATTCATTTGACTATATATCAACTTTACGTAAAAATGTTAATAGTAACCCCATTTTTAAATCCCACATTTTATTTTCAAATCCTTTATTAGTTGCGTGTAGTTGAAAAGCATCAAAAACAATAGGGCAACCAGGTTTCCACATTACTGTTGATTCTACTTCGAGTCCTGTTAATCTTTTATAGGGAGTATAATATAAATATTTTTCATGATGTTCTTTATCGTAAGGAACAAGATTTTTTTCTCCTTCTTGTATAAGATTTCCTAATAAATGGAACTTAATTGTGCTATAATCTTTTACAATTGGATACGTTGTTGCAATTTTCTTGTTAGGATTCACGCCATGATGATATACATGAGCATAATCAATGTGCCTTTGTTTAAAAAATATAGCATGCGATTCGATATCAGCTGGTCCTGTAAAAATTGGAATAATTATATTTCTCCATGGTACATATTTCCTAATATTACCATCTATTGCCATAAATTTTAAACTATCTTTCCAGTCATTTTCTCTTGTACTGTCATTATGCAACCCATACTGAGTAGGAGTAATAAAATAATTTCCTCCTACTACTGGAGATTTATCTGCTCCTGGAATTAGGTAATTAATTTTATCTTTAAATTTTTCATAAACTCCTTGTAAATTGCCACTTACAAAAATTGTTCCATTATCATTATTCCTTACAGTGTTACACCTACTAAATGCAAAACCATAAATCCAATCTAGTTCTTCCTTAGTAAACACATCCTCTTCTGTGCGAACAGGCTGTAACTTAGATGCTATATCATGAATTACATTAATATTTTTTAAATCTACTAGATGATGCTCGTAATCTAAAAAATAATGTTTATGATTCGCAATTTCTTCTTCATTGTTTATCCGTACAAAAGGATATCTTCGCTTTTCTCTTTCCATAATTATAATAAATTTTTTATATTTTGATATACCCAATTAGCTTGAAATTCTAATGCTACTGGATTTAAATGATGTCCATCGTCTACTATATAATCTAGGTAAGTTGTTAAGCTTGGCTCTTGTTCAATTGCATTCCAAAAAGAAATAAAATTTTGTTTTTTATAATCACTATCGCTTTTCAGCATGCCAGGAAAATCTTGGAGGCCTTTTTGATGAAAAGCAAAATCAGCATGATCATATAAAAAATATGACCAAACCATAAATTCAAGATCCAAATTAACCAATCCACCAAAATACATTTTGCCCCAGCGTGATATTTCTTGTTTAGTCCATATACGAAACGGGCGTATAAAATGCTGAGAATTTTCAAGTATTGAAGGAGATAGTTGGTGACTATATCGGTGATTTCGCCGATGTTTTGTTAAATTTGGTATATCTTCATACTTGTAAGGCGTGTATATATCTTCAATAGATAAATCATCTTCCCACCAATTATGCCTTCCTAAAAGTGGTATTTGAGTAATGTGTATATCATTTGGATATTTTTTTTTAAATTTATTAAACAAATAAGTCACCCATTTTACACTGCAACCCGGTGTAGCATAATTTATAATTTGGTATTCAGGAAGTAATTTTGCAAAAAAACCTGTCCAAGACTCAGTGTGTGGTGATAGTGGGGCTCCATCTTTTGTATATTTTTGCCATACTCCATAAGTAAAACTACATCCATATATCCTAATTTTTTTATCTAGATACTTTATATCTGAGACATTTTTATCTGGGACATTTTTATCCTTTTTACGAAAAATAAACATTTTTTCCTTAATCTTTAATTTTTTAAAACACCTTATCCATGTCTGGAAAGATTGTATTAAAATCTAAATTCCTTTGTTTATTACACTTTTGTAAAAATTCTCGTGTTTCTGGCAATCTTAAACTCCAATCTTCCGACTCCATAAATTGAAGCATTCCTTCTAATCTACTAATTCCGTAACCGGCATTACGCCAATCAGCATATTGAACTTTTCCTTTATACCAAGCAGGAATTCCTAATTCCCAGTTCTCTTCCCACCAGGGATAAAACTCTTCATACTTTTTACGACATTTTTCTTTAAACCATTTTGGCAATATTTTAACGTTTAGATGCGGAGGATGATAAACAAAATGATAATTTACACCACCTGCACCAAAAGGCCACATATTTACTTTGTTAAATTTTTGCTGTAGTTTCCATTTTATAAAATCAGGTATATAAAATATATTTAAAGCTTGGACCGCACAAGCTATTGTAACTTCTACATTATTGCTAGTCTCAGTATCTAACAAATGAAATACTTCTTCAGTTCTATTCCATTGACTAGGATATCTAATATAGTCATTCATTTCTTTAATGCTATCAACACTATAATGAAATCTTACTAATTTAAATTCTTTCCATAGATCAAATAAATCATCTCTCCATTCGACCCCATTTGAATTATAACGTAATTCTAAATCTTTTGCATAACCCTGTTTTATACACTGTTCTAATATATCATAATGTTCTTCAATGATTAAACTCTCGCCTCCTGCAAAATATATTTGTTGCATATTAGGAATTTGTTCATAGAACTGATCCCAAAATATTGGATTATTTTTATGCCAGTTATAACTACTACCATTATAACTACCTTTGTCTTTCCATTGCATAGTTTCTTTTAAAGAAACATTTTCTATTTGCGGATATATTGCTTGCCAATCATTTATCCAACCAGAACTATCATGTGGTGAACACATCACACAAGCAAGTTGACATTTAGTTCCAAATCTCAAATCAATATATGTAAGTTGTGGAGGAACACTTCCGTCCGCATTTGTATCTGCAATTAATTTATCAACATTTACTCTTTCGCTCCAATACCGTGTTTCCCACATTCTTTTGCTATTATGTCCTGCTTCTTCTTCCTTGAAGCATTTTATACAACTAGGTGGTATTTCTCCATTTAACATTTGTTTTCGTACATTTTTCATATATGTACTGTTCCAGCTGCTTACAAAATCACTTACATTTAAATTATTAGGTTTGCCATCTTCAGTTTTTAAAATACCAATTTGTCCTCCATATTCTTTATCATTAGTAGGTCCAACTGAACTTGCATTTGCTGTGCAACAAACTCTCATAGAGCCGTCTGGTCTTGTGCTTAAATGTACCCATGGAAGGATACAAAATGTATTAGATACTTTTGCCATACTGTACTTATTATATAATACAATTTGTTAATTAATTTGTGATAATATAAAAAGTTAAGTTACCAATTTGATGTTAAATTTTGATTTCCCCATTTAATAGCATCTAAAAAAATCTTTCTAGACAATTGTTTATTAATAGGATTGTTTAACGTATAATTTTTACCACTGTAAGTAAACTGTATTTTTTGGCATTTTTTTAAAGAATTTGTTTGATCAATTAAATAATCTAAAAATTTGTGCAAAGGATATATTGATTTTCCATCTAATTTAAAATCACTTCTCCATCTTAAATTTCCATTTTCATCAAATTGTGTCCAATTTGAATGAAATACCACTACTTGTAAACCATACGTTTTTTGTTTGTTATAAAACCAAGCAAAGATTTTTTTATCGCCATAACATTGCTGTATATCATCTAAAGACTTACATTCTTTAATTATTATTCCATTATCAACAAATTCTTTAGAACTCACCCTTAAAACAGTCAAAGGCTTTTGCAAAAATTTACAAGCCCTAATCAAAGTATTACCTGGATGAACTCTCTCAGGTAATATACGTACAGGAAAAACTGTAGGTTCATTTGTTAATAAGTCACAGGAAAGTTCTATATGTTGCCTTGCGTGCCTATGACAAGCTTCATCTTTAAAAACTTTAAAAAAGTTTAAATCATTTGCTGCAAAAAAATTTATCCACTGATTATAATACGATCTGGTTCGAACATAACGATTATCTGGATACCAATCTAAATTATCATATCTAACTAAATCAACCTTATTATCAACAAAAGTATGCATGTATTCACGAAAACTTTTTTGTTTATCTTCTTTTATTCCTGTTAATTTATAATAAGGCAAGATATATCTGTCATACTCTTTATAAAATTGTTCGTTTAATCTTTTTTTTAAAATTTTTATATCCATTCCTATATTAATTTTTCAAATTATTCAAAAAAATTATTAAAAATAAAAGCCTTAGGAAATACTTTAGGGTAATTATGCAACACTACAGTCCTATTTGAAACTTTATGAATAAATTTAATAATTTGATCTGTATTATAATTTTTTGTTAACTTTTCAAGATAATCCCAATATGCATTCCAATTTAAATTTTTAGGATATTCAATCCAATTATTTTTATCTTTTTTATCATAATGCCCTGTAAAAGATTGCAATTGTAAAATTACCTTATTATTTTTTTGAAAAAAAGATCCTAATGTTTCATTTCCATTATATAAAGATAAAATTTCTTCTAAATTATGTAATTGTTTTTTAAGTATGAAAGATTTATTTTTTACTATAACACCTTTTTCTACAATAAACAAACAAGGGCATGCCCTATTAATTAAACCCGCAGCCCTTACCAGCGTTTTACCTGGATGCAACCAATTTAAATGATAATGTACTATAGGCGGACTGAAAACAGGTTGCAATCGCAAACTAATTGCATTAATTATTACTTTATTTATTTTATCTTGTGCGTCTTCTGTGCGTAAGCTATTAAAAAAAGTAAAATCATTATTGTAAAAATTTTTTGGATAATATTTATTTTTATAAAAATAATCATGCATAGAATCTATAGTATTTGGCATAATTTTAGCTAAGTAAACATCGTGTTTATCTAACCAAGTACACCAATCAGCATAATCAAAACTTACTTTTTTAAAAGAAGGATCAGTAAACCCTATTTTAAAAATTTTATTAAAAAAATTTATTTCTGCTTTGCTTTCCATATCTCTTCTGCAATACGCCATTGTTCTAAATAATCTATATCAAATGCTTCTAAATCATTTACTTCAAAAATACTTATTTTATTACTTAATCTACTTCTTAAATTATTCATTAAATCAAAACTCATAAGAGGTTCTACAGCAGTACAAAATTCAAACCAATTCGGTAATTTTTGAGTTTGTGGCCAAACTCCTTTGTTTTGTATATCCCAATTTACTATCTTATTATTTTCTACTACCATATGGCCAACTTTACGACCAGTTATAACACATTCTAAATTGTTTTCATTAAAAAATGTAATTACATCGTCATATCTAGAAAAAAAAGGTACTGTACAATGAGTTATTAAAATATTTCCTTCGTTTATATGCGAAACTGCTATATCTGCAAAATGATTTGCATCTGTTAGTTCTAAAAATTTTTTATCTCTTTCAAAAACAGAAACTCTATCAATATTATTAAACTTTTCAAAAATTTTTTCATCGTCAGTAGAAAGCACAACATTATCTATTTTTTTTGCTTCTAAAAGTTGCTGTACTTTTATATCTAGTAATGTTGTAGTATTTGCAAATAAACTTAATTGTTTATCAAATCCTAACCGTGTACTTCCTTTTCTACAAGGAATAAATGCTGTAACTTTACCTTTTGACATAATTGATATTCCTAATTATTAAATAAGTGTTTTTAACTGTTCAAAACATGCATCTTTCCAACTTGTATTTTTTCCATACTCATCTGGAAATCCAGCAAATCCTTGCTTCGCTGAATAATCTTTTTTATACAATTCTTTGTAATATTCTTTCAAAATTTTCTTATCATTTTCTTTGTAATAATTTTTATTATTCAAAAAACGTCTGTCTAGGAATGGAGATCTTGCCTCTATACAAAAATTACCCAATGCTAAGTTTGCTCCCATAGTAGCAATTGGTATAAAATATTTTTGATCACTTAACTTATTTTCTACTAAAAAATTTTTCCCATAAATCGGAAAATAATCAGAGTAAGGAGTTCTCTCACCTTTTGCATATCCTGGATAACCGCCAAATATTTCATCTGCTCCTTCGCCAGTGTATAAAATATTAATTTTTTTTTGCAATTTTTTACCTAAAATATAATAACCTACCCAACTCCACGTGTAAGGAAAAAGATACACATCTTGAATAAAATTATTTACATAATCTATCCATTCGTCTTCTTCTACATCAAATGCAAAAGATAATTTATTACTTACAAAGTCTTTGCCAACATGATTGATTGCAACTTCAAATTGTCCAAACCATTTACTAACAATACCACTATCTACACCGCCACTATTTATAGATGCAGCAGATAATTTTGATACATAATCTAATTGTAATTCTTGAAATGTTTCTTTGATTGTCTTTTTAGAGTTAACAAGTCTTTCAGTACTTGACGGAGGAACTAGATATATATCTTGCCAAGGTGTCTCATTAAATATATAATGTTTAGATTTTTTCCATAATAACAAACTATTTGTATTCAAACTTGGAGATATTGATTTAACAATACTTTTAATTGTGTTAGATATAATAATTTGTCCTGCTTTATTATAAACAAATAAGGGAATTTGTCCTGTTTTATCTCTGCCATATTTTATATTTTTTGTTTTTTTATTGTATAACACATAAGCATACATACCATTATAATTAGAAATATTTCTATTATGGATTAAATCATAAAAAAACATTTCTGTGTCTGAATTAAAATTCCTATCATAATTGTAAATTTCTCCTGTATATAAAAACAAATATTCTTTACTTTCATAAATTGTAAAATCTATTGTATTAACACAAGGCAACACGCTTTGTATAGCAAAATAATCATTGGAGTCAAAAACACAATAATCTAAACCTCTTGATATAACATCTAAAAAATAAAAATTTTTAGGTTTTATATTCGTAAAATAAAATCCACACATATACTATTTAAATTGAGCAGTAAAAGGATCAAATTCTTTTCCGCATTTAATTGCACAAACTTTTAATTTTCCTTCTTTGCAATTTTTTTTACTCCAACTATTTTCGATATCTTTAAAAACACTTGATTCAAAAACTTTTTTCAGGCCTTTTTTTGCATCAATTAACGATTTATCTTTAATAAAATGCCAAATCTGTTCTGTTTTAGGATCTTCATGCCACCATTTATACATCCGGCCAGCTGTCCAACAACAAGGTAGAGCTAAACCTTCTGCTGTTATAAATAAACTGCCTTCATTTTTTACTTTACAATTTATCGGAACAACATCATAATAGCTGTCCATACTTCCATACTTTTCTAATATTGTAGGCAACTTTTTTACAGCAGTATTTTGAAATTCGTCTTTGGGTTTTGCAAGTTCGGCAGTTTTTTTACCTTTTTTATTTACTGCTTGATGTGTTTCCTTTGCTTCAACATTTGCGGTTACAAATCTTCCAGTTTTTTTCTTAATAAATTTTTCAAAACCCCATTCTTTACTTAAACGCTCCGCTTCTTCTACTTGATGTTGGTTATGATCAAAAATTAAAAAGTCCCAACGTCCTCTTCCTCCTGCACTTGTAAAGCTACGCATAGACCGTTCTACATTTTCCCAAACTACACCTTGCCTATAAATATGATTAGTATCCTGTAGGCCGTCTACACTAAAAATAACAGCTCCCATCCTGCCATAAATTTTAGCAAGCTCTTGCCACCAATTCTCATCTCTAGCTCCTGCATTTGTGTTCATACTTAACCACATTTTAGGATTATTACTCCTAAAATATTCAAAAACCTCTAATGTATCACGAGCAACAATAGGATCGCCTAAATTACCGCACATATACATTGTAGATAATTGAGAAATAAAATCCGGTGTGAATATATTTTTTACATCATTAATTGTTAATTCATCTAAGTTTATGTGAGGATTTAATGCACCGCCGTTTTGATTCCTATCACACATAGGACATGAAGCTTGACAATTTTGTGTTATTTCTAAATGAATTGTTTTTATATCTTTGTAATTATACATTTTCTGTTAAAAGCTTGATCTCTTTTCCAGGACCTACTTCACTGGGTAATCCTCCATATTCTTTTACATACCATTTAATTACAGTTTTATACCAATTTTGACTATCGTGATGTGCATTCTTATTAAATTGGTATATATTATTATTTGTTGCTTCTATTGTAGCTAACGCACGAGAACTTTCTTTTTGTAGCTTTCTTAGACTAAAATTTTCTAAATTCATGCATACCCTATTAACATAACACGTTTATATCCTTTAAGTTGTAATTCTCCTTCGAATAATATTTTTTCCATAGGAAATACTTTTTTCATATGATCAATACTATGTACACAGTTTACATGTTCAGGTATTCCGAAAAAATTATTATTTTGGATAACAACCAGAGGTTTTTTTGTCCATTTTTTAAAACGTATTTGATTGAACCATTCTGTTGTCATATGTTCTGAGCTTGTGTTAATTATTAAATCTGGTAAAAATTTCTCTAAATATTTTTCTTCAGTTTTAAAATTTTCAATTTCCCATTCATAACCATTTTCATGTAGGGTAAGATTATTAATATCTACATTTATTGCTTTAACTTTATGACCCTCTAATCTACGTAAATTAAAATTGTAATCACTTTCTAAACAACAATCTTTGTCAAGTTCTATATTTCTAAATTTTGCAAAAGTAATTTCATTTATACTTTGATTTCCAAATAAATCAATTAACTGACCATACCATCCTGCTAATAAAACTATGTTATCAAAATTTTTATTAATTTTAGATAATTCGTCAACTAACCAAATTTTACTACGCATTTGACTACGACTAAATGCATCAGACAAAATTTTTAAATTTTTTCCTTTTTTTACAAAATCTCTCACAAATCTAAAATATCTAGTGTTTTTTCCATCATTATTAGTCAAACAGTATAAAATTAAATCATCAATTAACGTTCCTTGCTCTAAAGAATTATACATTGCTTTAGGCAAAAAATAATTTATAATAGCTCTAACTGGATCATTAGAATAAGCAATATTTAAAACATAATCTATATTTTCTGCAACTTTTTTTTCAGATTTATATAAACAATACTCGTGTAAACCATGTAAAAATTCAATATTTTTATTTACTTCTTTAGGAACATTTATACTATCTACTTTTACATTGTTAAATTCTTGAAATTTAATTTTTAACCAATCAAAATCATTTATTTTTGATAATTCTTCAATATCTCCACAATTTTTAATGCCATATTCTTTACCTTGATTAGCGCCTTTGATTGCATCTTCTCCAAATGGTCTATCTTTTCCATAATCACTGCACCAACGTTCTAATCTTTCATCTGTTTCTTTTTGCTTTTGTCTATCAATTACTGCACTTGCTAACTTACAACACTCTCTAAACGCACTACGCCAGGTAGTAAATTCATCTGTATTAAATCTAGTGTAATTACTTACTTCATTCATTTTCTTAAAATGTCTACTTATGCTTGTAGTCATATCGGGTTTTGATAAATCCATATTACGTGTCATATCTGTAGGTAACAATTTTACTCCACCATACCCATATTCTAGATCATTTATAGGATTTCGACTGCGCCAAACATGTACAAATTGTTTTTCATTATCAGGAACTATATAATCAAAACAAAAATCTTCTACAATTTCTGCATCACCATCTACTACCCACATCATATCAGTCTCGCATATCTCTGCGGCTGCTATATGAGCTTGATGTATTCCTTTTACTTTATGAATCCTTTTTACATTTGTAAATCTGTCTTTTAATCTATTGTAATTTTCTGTACCATTTAATTCATTATATGTTATCATTACAATATCATAACTTGCTGTTTCTTTATCAGTAGCTAACGAAGGATGCTTTGGTCTAACGCTATTTGTAAATGTAGTTTTATAAAATTTGCTTTGATCTACGCTTAATGGCAAGCTAGAAATAGGTATATCTAAATGCTGTTTAATTTTATCTCCGACCTGTTGTGCGAGATCAACAGCACTATCTTCATCTATACCTGCTAATTCGTCATTCCATAAAGAATTTAAATAAGCAAAATCTCTAACATTTATAAAATTCCAATCGGTACACATAGTCTTGTACAAACCTTGCCTAGCGCCTAATATAGCATATATTCCATTTTTTACATCTTGTCCTGTCATACACCATATGTATAATCTATGCAAATTTTTCCAATGTATTTTATTAAATTCTTCTATAGACGGTTTAACACCTTCTAATAAACACATTTTCACACCTTCTCTAAAGCCAGCTCGCCATGCTTGTTGAGGTGTAAAGTTATTTTCTACAACACTCATAGACTTTTGCATTGTAATATATTCTATATCCCAACAAAAATCAACCTGTGCATGTATGTTATCTGGATCGGCATTTTCATGCGTCTTTATATCTAGTAAAGTTTGCTTATGCCAACATTTTATACCACCATTACCATATATTAACCCATTGATAATATTCCTACCTGGCCAACTGATTACATTTTTTGTTATATCAACATTTTTTTTAAATTTTATTTCCTCGTTTACAAAATTACTATCAACAATATTATCACCGTCTATAACTATTAATCTTTCTGTTTCACTTATCTTTGCACATTCTTTATGTGCAGAATCTGAACCATGTACCCCGTGTATTCGTTTAGCCCAGGGTATTTTTGTTAATAAATCTGCATAGTTCTTTTCAGCATTTGGTTCGTCATAAGACAAAAAAATTACATCATGTTCTGCAATTTTAAATATATTATTCATAATTTTTTTTATAAGAATAGTTAATTGAAGTATAGTGCGTAAAAATACTTATTTTTTCCTTATCATTTTCAATTTCATACTGAAAAGGAAATAATATTTCTTTACTATAATATAAAGTATCAAAATTAATTTCAATTAATCTAATTAAAATATTAGGATTATTATTTTGACATATTGAAAAATATAATTTTTCAGGATTATCATCTATTTGGCATTGATCTGATAAAATAAATTTCCATTTATTTGATTTAAAATCTTGAACAATAAATATATCTGCATACACAAATTCTTTAATTTCTATAAAACTAGTATTTTTACTTACATCTACTTTACTTGTTATATAATATTTGTCAAATAAACTATCATAATTAACTTTGTAATTTGTTATACAATCTTTCCTTACGTCTAATCCTCCTAAATCTTCTATTTTATTAATTACAATAAAATCATCACTATCTGGCTGTACATTGCTAAATTGCCAGACTTCTTTTGAATCTGCAAAATAAGAAACGTAAAAGTTCATAATTTTTCAAATGTATCAATTATAAAATCGTTACAAAAATCATTAATAACATAATGAAATACTCCACTCTGTTTATGGTTTCCGACAAATAATTCACTATCATCATTAATATAATAAGGAATTGTATCTAACCATGAATTTGCATTAATTTTCCAGTCTTGAATTCTATTTTTCATATGAATAAATTTAAAAAAAGATTTTTGTTTAATACTATTTACTTTTAACATTTTATCTGTAATAGCTGTCAAAATATCCATACTAGGTAAATTTAATTTATCCTTGCCTAAATATATTTTGTAAAATTCAGGCCAATTATCTGCAACTATTTTTAATAAGCTATAAAATTTATCGCTTTCATTACATTTTTTAAAAAAATAACAACCTGTGTAAATATTAGGCAAATTATTATCAACAAATGCTTTCCTATAAAAATCATTTGTTACCTTGACATTTCTATACGTAAATGCATCTGTAGGATAGTATATGAAATTTTGATCATATAATTCTTGCCATTTTTTATCAAAATTTTCTAATATAATTGTATCACTATCAAAAACAATTGTATTTTCATATGGAGATAAAAAATACAAAGACGACCTATTACTGATATGATAACGATGATTTAAATCCGGTAGAACAATAATAATTTTATCAAAAAAATTTTTAATTTTTTCTGTAATATAAGTATCATCTGTTGTAACAAGAGAAATTGGATAATTATTACATTTTTTTATACTTAGTCCACACAGATAGGCTTGTTTTATGTAGTCAATACCTGATGCATAAATTAAAAAACCATTATTCATTGATATTTTTATTTACAATTTTATCTAAACTGAATTTATTTAATACATGTACATTAAAATTTTTCGTTCTACTTAAAAAATATTGTTCTGTCAATTTATCTTGTAATAAAAATAAAAAACTATTTTTGTTATAATCAACAATATATTCTCTATCTGATAAAAAATAAAGTTTTCCAGGCATAGGATTAGCAAAATTTCCTATACCAAAACCATTCATAATATGAATTGCAATACTAAATGCATAATCATTCCTAAAATATGTTTGATCTATTTTATAATTAAATCTGTAATGATTCCAATTATCTTGAATATGCTTTAGTAAATCAAAAAATATTTTATTTTCTATAGTTTTCCTAAAGAAAAATGCCGTAGCCCAATAAAACTTTATTCCTACATCATTACAATATTCTATTTCAGCGCCTTTAATATCATTTAAAAAATAAGCAATATCATAAATTAAAAAATCACCAATTGAATTATAACATTCGCGGAAAATCTTATTGCCTAATAATACATCAGTATCTATTACTAAAGTTTCATTATAAGGAGTTAAATCATATGAATGGCATCTAGCCGAATTTTTAAAATTTAATTTTTCAGAACTTGTACCATTAAAATAAACTTTATAATTAGTTTCTTTTAGATTGTCAAAAAGAACTATTTTATCAAAATATTTTTCAAACTTAGATGCATATGAAATATCATCAGTTACAACGCTCACAGGTAAGTTTAAAAATTCTTTTGCTGTTATTGCAAAAAAACATGCCTGTTTTATATAATCAATTTTATTATTGAAAGCAAAGAGTAAAATGCCTTTACTCATAGTCTACAATAGTTTTTACTGTTCGTGATTTAATCAACTTTGAATATTCTTCAAAATACTTTTCTTTTGAATCATTATACAAATTTAAAATAGAAAAATAAAATGGTGCAATATCAATTTTAAAAGGTATACAATTATCATCAACTAAAATTTCACTATGCCTATTACTATCAACACAAGATTTGCAATAACTCAACAATTCTAATGTAATAGTAAACTTAGCGCCATTATAGTAGTAAACTATATTATCTTTAAAATGTTCTTGTAATACAGTTTTTTGTTCGTTAAATGTAATTAGATAATTAGAAAATTCTAATGCTTTTTGTAATTTATCATCCACTTAAGACCATGGAGAAGTATTGGATGCAGTTGGTGCAGTTCGTGATACATAACTTCCAGTTGCAGTTCTAGTTGTTAGTCTACAATTAATAGGCAATGTAACTGGTTCATCAGTTTTATAATTCCAACCGTCATTTGGCGTAGTATCGTCGCCTGTATCAAGATCTTGTAAAACCCATTGATAAGCAATGGTTGTATTACTATCTATAAGTCTTACATATAGAATTGCTTTATTTTCAGCGTAAACCCCTGAACCACCTACTCCAGTGTTTATTTTTGCTACCCAACTAGAAGTATAATTTGTATATGTTGCATAGGTAGACGTGTATGGAACCGTGTTTAAGAAATTTGCCCAACTTATATTTTTACTAGCAGATGCCCCTGTTCCTGAATTACCTGTTGACCATGTAAACTGAATTTGACCGCCTGAGTTAAAAAAGAATCGCATTGCTTCTGCAGTTCCAAAATCTACTGTATATTCTGCAGATCTCTGCGATGTCCAGTTAATAGGAACAGAATTATTCTGCTGTAAAGTATCAGTATACTGTCCAGTTGCTAACAATAATCTGTTATTAACAATACTGGTCACATACGAAAAATATTGATTATATGCGCCACTTGTACTTGCTGACCCAGCCGTGATCCAATCTCCAGGAGATATATCACCTAATGCAAATCCCGTCGAAACTTGATGCTTCCAACATTTTTCAATATCAGATCGCAAGTAATCCATTTGTGCTGCTGTAACTAAGTCTCCGTCTACACCTTGAACAATATCATTTGCTGTGACTTGACTGCTACTTAATGCTTGTCCATACCCTTTATCGCCTGACCCAGTTCCTAAAATTTGTGCTACTTCAGTTTGTAATAAGTTATAATTAGCTGCATCAATTGATCCTCCTGATGAAACTCCTGTTGAAAGTGTGACCATCAAAAAAACTCCTATATTATGTGTTATTTATATAAAAATTTCAATAATCCCAATCTCGTCTGAATTTTTTTCCTCTAGTGATTTTCCTATTATACAAGCCGAATGAGGCATTGCAGACATTGTATCAGCAGCCGTTGCAACTCCAACAATGTGTGATGTAATTAAAAAATCTCCTTTTTTCGTTTTTCCAACTACTTTACAAGGAACCCTGCCTTTTAAAGCAACTGCTACACCTGCACATTCTTTATTCATTAGATAAGCAGGATTTGTAGATACAACGCCTGCAACCTTTGTGCTACAATATTCAGCAGATTCTGTTACTTCTGCGGTTCCTCCTATTACAAGCACTGTTCCAGGTTCATAATCTTTATCTGATGCATAATTTTCAGCTAAATCTGCATATTGTGCCGCTGTAGCAGTTCCATCAAACAATGTACCTTGGATAGTTCCTGTATGATCTCTTACTACAATGGTTCTAGTATTTGCAACATGACTCACATTAGCTTCCATATACTCTGTTGCAGGATCACTATTAGAATCTATATATCTTCCTTTTAATAAATCAGCACTGTCAGCAACACCTCGAAAATTATTTGCATAGACATTGATAAATTTATTAGAGTCTGCTCCAATATCTACATTCCTTGTTCCAGAAAAAATATTTGGGTTCGTATAATTACTTACATATCCAGGTAAAACAGCATCAGCTTTAAATCTAAGTGGCATTGCAATTTGTAAATTTTCATCTAGCACCTGGAAAATCATTTCTGTGCCTTGTTCATTTGCAAAATTAGCTACATTATCATTTACAATCCTAATCCGTAAATCGTTATCATTGCCAATCTTTATACCAGCATCGGCAAAACTTACTTCAAAATCAAAACTTGGATCTGCTATTTGTATAAATTTATCTGCCGTTAATCCATCTAATCTATCCGAGTTTGAAGCTGTTCCCCACCATCTATGCTGAGTGCTTGTAACTCCATTTGTTGAATTAATCGTATTTTTTAATGTTAATCCTTGATGGATTTTATCAAAACCAGGATAATTTGTTTGTTCGTCAGGATGAATAGTAAAATCTATAGAACTTATTATATGTATAATTTCATCATCGACAATACTTACTATAACAGGTCGTAATGGAAATGGACTTACACTATCTTTAATTTCTCTACTTTGAAATTGCGTTACTCCTTCGCCAATACCTTGAGGTCCTATTAATATCCATTCAGTTCCATTATATGCATATAATTGTTCATTGTTTGTATCCCACCAAAAATCTCCTATACTTAATCCAGCAGGTTGTTCATCAGAAGTAAATGCACCGCCTGCAATCCTCCATTGAAATCCATCATAAAATTTTAATTTACTATTTGCAGTATCAAACCAAATTTGCCCTACAATTGCCTTCGGTGGTTCAGTCAAGCCGGCAAAATTTTCTAATAAAAAAACAAAATTTTCATTTTGTATTTCTCCATACCCTGCATAATTTTTTCCTACCAATTTTAAATCAGTAGTTTGATCTATTGTTCCATCCTGCACAATTGCTAATTGTGCGTTGTTATATGTATTGATAATATACGCCATTTAATTTCCTAATCTTAAACTGTAACCCTAATTACTCCGGTATTATTCCAACGCAATCCGTCGCTTTGATAAGAATATATAAATCTTTCAATTTCTATATCTATATTAGTAGTTGTTCCTGCAAATGCAGGGTTACTAACTATGTCTTGTATTACCGAAACTGTTGAACTATTATCAACATTTCGTACTGATACCCTTGATTTTTGTAAAACTGTATCATCTTCTTCAGAAACTGTTATTCCAAATACAGCAGTAATATCTTTTATCCTAGTTCCTAATATTTTTACCCGTGTTCCTATCAATGATTCTTCAATAGGTAACATATAATTCAATACCTGTCTTATATTATCAATTGTTCCTTCATAAAAAGGAGTATTATCGGGATCACCGTCAATGATCAATCCATTGATATCAATTGATAATAATATTTCTTTGCCTTGTACTGCCCTGTCAACATATTCTATTGTAGATGCCCAATTCCGCATATCAGGATTTGAATATGTTGCGGGCCATACCTGGGTTTTTAAATTTACTATGTTTTCATTGCTTACATCAATATTGCCGCCATTTGAATCTATTGTAATTCCTGTGCCATTTATCCTTGTTATAGCTGCTGAATCAATGTTTATATCATCAACTGTTAAACTTGTTAAAGTTCCAACCGAAGTTAAATCTGCGGCTGTTGTAACGTATTGTAATTCAGTTTCAGTTAAGATTGTTTTTCCGTCTATTTTTATCGACGGAGTAGGATTATCAACACTAACTTCAAGGTGAATATTTTGATTTGTTGCCCATGCTTTTAAAGAATCATTATAAAGTAACGTTTTATCGCCTTCGGATCCTTTTAATACTATGCCACCACCATCTAAATCAACGTCTGGCAAATTTACACCATTAGAACTTACTGCCAATTCTATTGTTTTATCTTCTATTTGTAAATCTTGCGAATTGATATATGTTAAGTCGCCTTGTACACTTAAACTACCTTCAACAGAAATATTTCCTGTTACATTCAGATCTCCATACATGTCTAAACTAGGTGTTGTGCTTAATAAATTTGTAGGCAACCCAGGCCATAAACTTATTTTATACAAAGAAGAGTCTATCTTAAATGCATCTAAATAATTATTAGGAAATTGGCTATTTTTTACACGTACTCCATAATCACCATTTATTTCTAAATTTTGAACAAAAACTGTTGTTCCTATAATTTTAAATTCAACAAATGGTTTATCTCCTTTTGCAATTGTTAAACCTGAACTATTTTTTATTTTTAAACTGCCTGTTGTTTCTCCATTTCCATCTGTTGGCAAAAAGCTAACACTTGTTTTTTTATTTCCGTTATTATCAATTAAATACTTTGCATTAACAGCAGTTCCGTGATACCAAAAACCTTCTGTGCCTGTTTCAATACTAGGCCTAGCTAAATTAAATCCTTTTTTCAATCGCTGTCTTTTGGGATTTTGGGTGTCATTTTGATCGGCTTCTAAACCATTTATACTATACTGATAAGGAATTAACATTTGTTCAGGCGAGTATATTCCATATAATACGCCGCCTAAATACATCAATAATACCGTTCTAGATACGTTATTCACATCAATTTGTGTGCGAGATTCAAAACCTGTTTTTCCTTGACCTGCATCGTACGTAGGACCAACTAGAGTTAGGTCTGTCCCGTCATATAGATATAATCTATTATTTTTATTATCAATCCAAATGTCACCTTCAATTAAATCGTTTGGAAGAGAAGAATTTACTATAGTTCCTGTTGCAGATCTAAATGACGATCCGTTAAAAATTTTTAATCTACCTACACTTTTATCATACCATAATTGCCCAGTCAAAGGATGCGGCGGTTGTGATGTTGACGCAAAATTTTCTAACAATTTAACAAAATTTTCATTTACCCATTCACCAAAACCTTTATAATTCCTACCAATTAATACTAAATCAGTTGCACTACTATCTATAATACCATCTGTTAAATCAATTAATAATTCACCGTCAGTGCGATTTATTCTATAACTCATTTTTTTAATTATCCTGCATATATAATATAATTTAAAACCAAAAACGGATTCATTACGTCAAAAGGTTGGCTAAAAATTGTAGTTTCTTGGGTTTCAATTCCTGAAGTTTTATCAACAGCATAACCTGTATCTTGGCCTATTTGTTCATAATAAGGATAATCTTTTATCGCACTATCCTGAACAAAGAAGTCTTGTTGATTAACTGCATAAAAATTGTGATCTTGGTATTGCAAAGAATGTTCGTGATCTGGTAAATTTTCTTTTGATAAAACTTTTGTTTCTGTTCCGCTTGTTGCGCCTAATTGTTCAGCGATTGGATTTGTAATTCTTGTATCTGTTGGAATCAAATTTCCCATATTATGAACTCCTAACGGAAATCTACCTCTTAGGTCTGGAACGGCAAAAAACCCTAATGTTACAAGTTCTTGGGCTAAGTATGTATATTTAATTATTGCAAACAATCTTTCATAATCAGTAACTCTTACCTGTTGTCCATTGCACAATAACCAACCAGTTGGTGCTGATTTTCCTGCATAAGGAACAATCGTTCCTATTGGCATTATTGGAACACTTGCTAATAAATTTTCTACACTAATCTTTTTAAGCCCGATATCTTCTCTAATTCTATTCAATAAAACTTCATCGTCGATTTGAGTAGTTTCTACTTCGGCTTTATTACCAATAAATTCTTTTGCAATGCTTACCGGAAATATTACAGCTTCACCGGTTCCGGTAAAAGACACTGTAGTTTCGTTATTATTACTTTCGGCATCTATCTCTAAATCGCCTATAAAAGAAAATGCCGATGACTTTGCTAATTTATTTGCAGAACCTGCCCTACCTGTTACTGAACCAGTAACATTACCTTCTAAATCTCCATAAAAACGTTTTGCAAATATTCCGTTATACCTTAAAGTCTCACTACCAAGATAAGATTCCTGCGTTCCAATTAATTCATCTGCATCCTTAGCAGGTAGAACTTTATTTACTTCAATTATACTTGTTTCGGTATTAGGCATATACAAATTGCCACCAATTGAAACACTTTTAGCTATGCCAATTCCGCCATAGGTTACAATTGATCCTGTGTTAATCAAACTATTACTATCTTCTACATTACTTACAATTAATTTACCTTTATTTGGATTATCTACTGGTATACTTAATTTTAAATCTCCTGAAATTTCTAATTCAACATCAGGATTACTTGTATTAATGCCAACTTTCTTGCTTGAATCAACTGTCATTACAGTACTATATAATCCGCCAAATCTTGTTTTTATAGCAATTGCAGAACCTGAAACATTATTTTTTAGAACTGCATTTGTTCCATCTATACCAACAGTAAATTCATTATTAATACCAAAATTTACTCCGTCATTATTTAAAACATTTATTGCAAACGAGGTTGTGTTAACTTTATCTGCTCGCAAAAAATTTCCTGCTGGTACAACTTCATTAGCAACATATAATGCTTCTGCTTTTTCTGCTGTCCCTATGTATTTTAAATTGTTTTCACCTGCTAATTTTTTTGTTGATAAATTCATACCAGGATATATAGTAGTAAAACCATCAATTTTTGCTTTTGGAGTAAATTCTTTATTAGATATGATAGCAACAGGAGATGAATTTACATCAATTTGTAAAAAATTATAATTTAAATTATCTATACCGAGAGTTACTCGTGGAGTTGCGCCAGTAATTAAACCTTCACTAAACTCTGGTCCGATAAGAACCCAAGAACTTGCTTCGGTGTACATGTAAAGCTGTAGATTCTCTCTATCAATCCAAAGATCTCCCTCTTGAGCAAAATTTGGTTTTGCAACAGATTTATTCACACCATTAGCTGGAACCCAATTTACGCCATTATATACTTTTAATTGTTCAATATCAACAGATGAATCATACCATATTTGCCCTTCTACCGGCACACTTGGTGCAGATGTTGATGCAAAATTTTCAAGCAAGTGTAAAAAATTTTCTGCAATTATTGTACCATAAGATGTTGTATTCCTGCCAGGCAATTTTAATGATGTTTCATTATTGATAGTATTATCTTCTACAACAATCTGTAATTTATTAACATAGTCTGTAAATTTTATTTCATATGGCATAATATTATTCCCCTAACATTCCTGATAGGCTTTGTATTCTTACGGTGTAATCAATCTGTATTAATCTATTGAGGCTTTTTTGAACAGGATGGAAAATGACATGGGTAACTAGCATTCCTTCTCCATTTGGATTATAACTCTGCAAGCCTAACTCGTCAAAAACATACAAACTGTCGGCAGTTGCAGCGGTATCAAAGGCATCTTGACCCTCAGGTTCGCCATAATCTAATAAACAAGAAACAATCAAATCTGTATAATTTGTTCCACTTACATGCCTAATTTCAGTTTTATTCCTAAAAGGATCCTTATTATTAATACTGCTCTCGTCAATTACTTTGCTAAAGGTTTGATTATACAGACTTGCATTAACTCCTGTGCTATTTGGTGTTAGATATGTTATTATACCTGTAGGATCAACACTTGTTCCTCCATTACCAAATACCATCTGATATAAAAATCCCGTACCTGAATTTGCCATACTTTGAGCTAATGCAATACTCATGTTCTCATAATGAATTGCATTACGTTTATCTATGTAAACTTCTTTACTTTCAGGATCAAAAATTTTAATGTATCCTTCGACTAAAATTCCGTACTTTTCTTTTAAAATATCATTCATAATAAATCCTATGTATATATTTATCTTGGTAAATCAGCTTCAACTGATCTAATCATTCTACTAATAGGCGATTCGCTATCAACTAACTTTTGTCCTGCTTCTGTCCATATTTTTCCAATTTTTCTAATTATGGTTATAACTGTTCCTGCTGAAGGATAAACATTGTTTCCAACTTCGTCTATTTTTGTTAAACGCAAAATATTGTTTTCTAAAACAAATTCAGGAGGTAATGTTACATCTCCTTCGGGAGAGTCCTGTGATATATGTTCATTGTTTGTTCCATAATTTATTCTGTTAACAGTGTCAAGTTCATATGATTCTAAAGGAGTTTTTCTAAGTCTTACACCTCCTACAAAAACTTCAAACTCGTTAACAGAATTAGCCACAAAATCTAGTGTAAATTCATTCGAATTGCCATCTGCTACTATATTTACAACAATTGTTTCATCTTTATAAGGTAAAAGCTTATCAATTGATTGATCATAAATTTCTGTTCCAGAATAATATATATCTTTTACACCTGTTCCTAATGTTCCTCTTCTTAAATGTTGTAATATATTACCATGTCTTGCTCTATACTCTATCCTTTCGCCATTTATAAATATTACACCAGGATACTTACTTTCTAAAGTAGGAGCAGGTAATGCTTCCTCGTTATCAACAACAATTACTTTGTCATACCAATGTAAATCTTGTCTTAATCTAACATTCTTTTGCCCGTCTATAATGCTATAATGATTCCTATTAAGTATATCAGTAAACTGTCTCCATGCAAATTTCTTTGTTTGTTGCGGATTACTAAAATGTATTGTTTGTACAACATCGTCCTCTAGCAAAGGTTGCGCTAATTTTACATGCATTTTATCAGTTGTAACATAGTAATCAATACTGGCATGCAACATTTTTCCATTTACAGCTACAAACACATAACTATCTGTTACAGCAGGATAATTTAAAGGAATCAATCCATTACGTAATTGTTTAAATTCATAATAATTTTGCGAATCTTGGTCTATATTAATTTGAGCATTTATTTCTTCAACTTTTACAATATCGCCAGCTAAAACATTTAATCCTATTTCATTAAAATTTAAATAATTTGTACCATTACCAATAGGTGTTTGAATTTCTGCTGCTTGATTACCTTGGGTAGTAGTACCATAAAATTGATCATCTACCCTAAACCCATTCCTATAAATTGCGTAAAATTTATCACTTTGCAAAGTAAATGCAACGTAAATTTGATTTAAATCTGTAACAATATTTGTATAACTTTGATCAATATTCCCAGGACTTAATTTTGTCCTTTCAACCATATCAAAACTTTGCCAATCAATCCTTTGACTATCATGATTGCTAAATTGATAGACTTTAATTAGGTCTCCTTCGTTTAAAGGTTTATTGATGTGCAACACTCCAGGAGTTCCTGTAAATTCGCCATTTTCATAGTACCCATATCTATAATCACCGCCGGACTCTACACTGTCTTCCCATGCATTAATATAAATGCGTAATGTATCTCCAATGTTGCCAATACCTTCAACAAGATATACAATACTTCCTACTTGCTGATCATCTGGTATTAAAGGATCAAAAGATTCTGCAGCACTATAAGTCCATTCGTCTGTATGTTTTAATTCTCTTTCATTTAAAAACACCCTTAATTGATAAAAACTTACAGTCCTCAAAGGAACTTGATGCAATTTCAAATTATATTCTCTACTATCTGTTAAAATAAATGTTTCTGTATAACCTGGATTTAACAATTTATTATTTACTAAAACCATAGTATACCATTCAGCAGGTTGTTGCAATTCTGGTAATTTAGTTAATTCAAATATATTAGTACTGCCATCGGCTATAAAATTATCTATATATGTTGTGCTAAATTTTTGTTTTTCTTGTCCTTCTTTATTTGAATAAATTACATAACGTACAACATCGCCTACATTTATGTTTTTTCCAAACTTTATTAAAATATTATTACTACTATCGCTAAACTCTGTATTAGAAGGCACAATTACATAGTCTATTTCTTTTCCATTTACAGATACTTCACTTTGTAAATTTTCTTCCCATCTTGCATTCACAACAAAGATATTCGTAGACAATATACATTCAATTGTATCAACATCTAACACATCAAAACCACTGTAATCTAATGTTGTTATATTAACACGTTTACCAGCAGGTAATAAGGTATTAAATGTAATTGTTTTGTTAGAATTCACAGAATAATTAGTTACTATTTCTTTGTCAATTTTTACAATTAAATTTCTTGCAGATAAAGGATAATTTCCAATATTGTAAGTGTTGTTAATTCCATCTGTTATATAATTCATGGAGAAAATATTAGAAGATCCTACAATTGGTCTTTCATAAACTTTTATATCTAATGTATCTTGAACTAAACCAGGAACATTTTCTTCAGGTCCTTTTGATGTAGTATGCGTTACAAAATTATCTCCATCTACAACAATATCTGCTGATTCTATTCCTTTAGCATTGGTATAATCTAAATTTCCTCCAACAAGTAATGTATCATAATCCAAATCAGTAGGTAAAAAACTACCATCGCTTGTAGGTTTACGTAGTATCACAACATCATCTGTTTGATAATCAGAAACTATATCTCTTAAAATCAATTCTTGCTGTAAACCGTCGCCTATTATTGTAGCAAGTGTAGCATTAGGATTAGTTATATTAGTTGGATCAGTTACAAAATTAATATCATCTATCCTTAATCCATTATAATAAACATTATACTGGACATTTTCTTCTAACGGTGTTTTAAAAATTAATTTTACATCATTTAAAACTGAATTTGTTTCATTTATTAAATTTTCAACCTGACTTCCGGTTAATGTAGATATAATTGGAATTATTTGTGTTTCAATATTGTATATTGCAAGTTCTTCTAAATCAACACTATTCAATCCATATAACAATATTTGTTCAACACTACGTATTGTAATTCTTGGTGTTAACTGATACGAAGCATCGCCGTTTTCATCTAAAACAACATTTCCGTTTTGGTCAAGTACCAGTTCTGATACTAATTCATCTAGTACATTTAAAATACTTGTACCATCTAAAGGATCTGTTACAGGTTCTCCTAATTGGTTTACATTAAATATTGAATAGAACAATGTATGATTATCAATTTCAACACTGTCTCCTTTTACTAAAGCATTAACTGCCTTTGCAAAATTTGTCCAATTTATTTGAATCTTATATCCTATATTGCTGTTATACAGTAAATTTTTACCAACTGTGTTTACATGGTCTTCAAATGTTGTATCATATGTATCATATTGATTAACAAAAAATGCATGCGAATCCCATCCGGTTGTATTACCAAATCCAAAACTTTTAACTTCAACACCTCCGTAATCGATACCGTCTAACAACTGATTAGGAGTATTTCCAAATTGATTTTCTATAGGTGAATAATAATAATTTAACCTATCTAAAGCTGGCAATAAATTAATATCTTTTTTATACTCAATTTTCACCTCAGAATAATTGCTAGGCACATCTACCAATGTTACTCTACCTAGATACCTAGTGTATGACTTGGTATTATCTAATACATTTTCATACTTATATCTACTAAACAACAGTTTTTCTCCGTTTACGTACACATTTACATCTTTTGGCAATAAAGACATTGGCCAGTATAAATCAAATATATATTTTGATCCTGAAGTTATTTCTGTATAAGATTCATCGATATTACTATAAAAAATTGTCTTTGCTATCCTATCAAATTTTATTTTTGTTAACGTACTACGTACAAGAGGTTTACCTAAAATAACACTTACCCTAGCAGGAGCAAAATCGTTATATGTTTCGCCATCAATATAAATTTGCGGCGCTTGCAAGTATCCCGAACCTTCGTCTATAACTTCTATGTTTACAATTGATCCATTTTCACCTAAAAATGCAACTGCTTTAACGCCACTACCACCGCCGCCTTCGAATCTAACAGTAGGAACTGTTTTATATCCATACCCAGAATAAGATATTTTTATGTCTGTTACTACATAATAACAATTATCTAACCAATTTTTATTAGGATAAGTCATATGTTCGTCGGATACTCCATACAAAACATCTCCAAAGACTTTAATCTGTTGTGGTAATATCCTTTTATCTCTATCAACATATGCAGGTGCCAAATCAAAATCTGCTGTTAATAATGGATTATTGTCAATTTTTTCATAAGAACTTATATATTCTCTAATTTTTGTCTTGTAAGGCTTTACTTCGTTGACATAGTCCTCATAACTTGGTAAATTATCATTGTTAAAAGTTACATCTTTACGTAAATTACCTACATTATGTTTTACTCTTATAAAACTTGTTTTAAACAACCAATCAACATAACCTTGCTCTGATAAAACATATCTAATAGCTGCAAAAAATAAACGATTATATTCTATAGCTAAATCATCTACAAAAATATCATCTTTGATTGCATTAGCAATAATTCTTACCTCTGTGGTTGGAAGATCGTCATAAAAACTAATATCAAAACTTTTTAAATCAAAATTATAATAGGCTGCATACGGATCATACAATGTATTTAAAAATTCAATTGTACCATTTTCTCGTCCAATAGTTTCATAATTAATTGAATAGTCAACATTATCTTGATTATCAACCTTTTTAAGTAGCAACCATCCACCTGATCCTATAGTATTAATTTTTACAATATTTCCTATTGTATCATTGATAGAATTTAATTGATAAGAAAAATCTATTATAAAATTTATAGGAGTTGTACTGTCATAACCAGTACTATACCAATCTATAAATTTCCAATATGCTCTTGTATCGTATCCTTGACTTCTAACCCTATTCCAAGAATTAGCAGTATAATTTCTTTCGTATAATGCCCATTTACCATTTATAGTTTCATCATTTAACACCAATGCAGTAAATTTTCTAATTTCTACACTAGCGTTATTGTTATAATTTTCTCCTGCATTTACAATATCAACATTAACTATAGATCCGATAGCATTAAGTGTAAAATTTAATTCAAGATTAGATCCTTGTCCAATAACTGTAAATGTAGGAGTTTTTATATAACCTCGACCCGGATTTATTATCCTCGCACTTACAACTTTTCCATTTTCAACCGTAATATCTATGCTTGCCTGTTCAGCTTTTGCAATACCATATAAATTTAATGCATCTAAATTATCTACAATTAAATCGTATTGGTTAGATGATTCTAAAGGATATTCATCTTTTAAATATAAATTTTTTAAATTTTTTGAATCAACTATTAAATTTTCTTTAAGTACTCGATTTATACGTTGAACATATTCTTTTAATGCTTGTTGCCTATTAACAAACCAACTTTGCCTTGGTTCTGTTAAATTGCCATATCGATATTTCTCACCTATAGATATATCAGGAATAGACCTACCATACAAATCATATCCTACTAGACTATCAATCCATTTTACAGATAAATTTTCTTTTATTTTATTTGTTTCAATATCTTCTGTAATTATATCATAATGAAAATGAGTGTTTATGCGTTGATCAGTATCTTTATATATTTGAAAACTGATTGCTACATCCTTATCATTTAAGAATTTTTCACAATTATAAATTGCAAATTCATTATCACTAATAAGAGAAACAAATTCGTACCCTTCGTTTAATGGGTCTTTCATTAATGTTTGAAGTTTGTATGCACTAATTGTCCGGTTATCTAAATCTGGTATATTTTTGGCATCTTTTACCCAAAAGTAATACTTTTTTTCTATTCTATCAGTAACATTGTTGTAAATTGATTTTTCTGTATATGAGTCAGTATACTTTGCTCTACCTGTAATTCCTAAACTATATCCTTCATTAGTTTCTGACAATTCGTTCCAATCTAATGGAAGTAATGGACTTTCTACCCATTCATATAAATCTACATTAGTATTTAAAAATTGCTTATTCCAAAAATTAGTAGAAAACGATATGTCGTTTATATAAGGATAGTAATATTTTACTGTGCTTAAATCCCACCAAATTTTTCCAACATTTTCTGTCGTCCATGCTGTCGTTGGATCAACTACTACAGAAGATCCTCCTGTTGAGTAAATTGCAGGATCATAATATAATTTATATGATATATTTTGTTCAGCAGGACCTGGTAATTTTCCTTGTAATACATCTACGTAATCTAAATATTTTATTATTTCTTTAGTTTTTGTATTATACAGGAAAATTTTCTTTACTTTTGATAAATCAACTGTTTGTTTTTGCCTACTTATATTATCGTATAATTTATTTTCTATGTTAGAATAATTTAAAACATATCCGATAGTACCATTTTCATTTGTATAATTAGGATCAGAAACATACAAAAATTTATTTTTTAATACAAAATTTTCTCCAAGATCATAAGAATTAGCATACGGGTTATCATAGATAATTTTATTACCGTACACGTAATGTCCATTTATATCATCATAAACAAATATGGCTCCTTTGTCAGACTTTGTATACTTAAAAGTTGTCAGTCCGTTATCAAAAATTGTATCATTACTATCATACGTTGTTTCTACTTTAATGTCTGCATTAGCACTTCCTACAGCAATTAAATTATCATTTATATCTACTGTTATTCCAAACATTTCTTCAATTTCATTATTTGGACTAGACAATTCTTGCTTCAAAACAAATTTTGTATTTTCTAATTTGTAAACATACACCTTACCAACATTTATTCTTTTTGTATCAAATAAGGGAGCACCTATTGCTAAAGTGTTACCATCGCTGCTTAAAGCAAAACTATAACCAAACTCTATTTCAGGAGTGTCTGCTTCTATTATCTGACTGAATCTATAATAACCTTGATCATTTCGGAAAATGCTTATTTTATTTTTGTTAGTATTATCATATTTTATTAATACAGCTAAAACTTCTGCATTATCACTTATATCAAAATTTAAACCAAATTTTATAAGACCATCAACAGATAATGTGCTTATGTCGGTAGAGTCTAACTGCACATTACCAGAATTGTTTGGTACAAAACCAACATAATCAATTAATTCATCGGCTAATTTCCAGTAATCGGTATTTATTTCATAACTGTTATTTTTTAAAACATTTACAGATCCATTGGTTAATGATTCAAACAAAGTTCCATCAAAAATTCCTATATCACTTGAAAATACATTTTCTGTTACATTACGAGGAACAAATACAATATCTCCAGTAAAGTATGTTTCGTTTTCATTATACACTCCTTTATATTTCTTATTTGTAGCGTAGTCCCAATTATAAACAATACCATTATCATTTCCATCTTTTACAAAATATAAACGTTTTGGATTATCAGCAAGTATAAATGTTTTTGAAACATTTTGAAAATTTCCAATTTTTAAATTACTGCCCCATTTATAATTATTTTGTCTATCAGGACCCAACAACCTTTTTACTAATTGATATTTTGCTCCAATTTTTTTATAAACAAATACTACACCTTCTTTTTCATAAGTTGACGCTGTACCAGTGTCATCAATTGACAAACTATATATCCTTTCCCAAACAACAGAATTGTTATTAGGATAAGCAGCTAATCTAGGTAGACCTTGTATCGATTCATTATTAAAAAACCAATATTCTTGATTAATCAAAATATTTTTTGGTTGTGCTGTAACTTGATCAAAAATTGCTTGTATTTCTGATCCGTAATCAATTACAAAAAATTTACCTACATCTTCACTTGGTAAAATAACATTAACTGAAACTCCAAATTCTCTGTCAAAATTGAAAATATTAAGTCGTGAAAAAATATCTTGTCCGGTTGGGTGAGCATCCATTTGTAATTGAGCAGGTTGATCTTGATCTTGTCCTAACCTCCAATTACCTTGCACATTATTAACAAATAAAATCAACCTGTTATTTCCAATCCGTTGTACATACATTACCTCTGCTGTATTATTTGTAGGATTTCCTGATTCATTAATTTCTCTAATAGTTTGACCGACTCTTTCATTTGGATTGTTGCCATCAAACGACGTTAAATTTATGCCATCTTCTATATACTTTGCATATGGTACATATGGTAAACCGTTTGAATCGGTTCTATTTTCTTGATATATAATATATCCATCCCATGTATTCCATATATCAAGATTATTATTAATGAGTAAATTTGTGTTTAATCCTATTTCTTCTAAAGTATCTAATTTAGGTACAACAGGTTCCTCTATAGGTCTACAAAATAATTCACCACTCTCAGAACCAACAAGATCATCTATAAAATTAAAAGAAGTTTCGCTTACATTTTGAACTTGTATAAGATATACAGGATTAGAAAAATTAATTGTTGCAGGATCTATTTCAACTGTATCACTAAAAATAGTCACAGTAGCAAGACTATTATTTTTTTGTCTAAGTGTTTCACCTTTTACAACAACAGGTTTAGTTGTAAATCTTGTATTCCTAACTTTTAAGACAGAGACAGTTTTAGGTAATTGATTAAAATAAAAATTAATCGAGTCATCTACGTAAGTATCTGTTAATGTTTTTGAAGCCCTAATCAAAAAATATCGTAAATTTTTAGTAATAGGATTATATTCTCCTAAATTATTTAAATTATAATCTTCATAACTCAATATCCTAATCAAACTAGCATTATCATATTCTAATATGTTACTATAAATTAAATTTTGATCTGGACTTTTTTCTGTAATTAATTCTCTAATTATTAATCCTCTACCTGAATCAGTTCTATTATATGTTGTAGTATATGCCGGAGTCGATATTGCAATAAATCCAGCAAACTCATCTTGTACGATAGATTCTTCTTCTAAGGGCGCAATTAATTCATAGTTTCCAACTATTTGTATACCAACCTTTATTGAATCAACTTGTAATAGACTTCCTTGTATATTTTTTAAATAGATTATAAAATCATTTGAGTTTCCAATACTAATTGCCTGCTCTATTTCTGCATTAGCTGTAGTAGAACTTATTTGCTGCCCTTTGCTTAATGATATTGCAGAGTTGGCAACTTTTATAATTTTACTAAATTTATACAATATCGTATGTTTATTATTCAAGAAAACATTATCAATTTGACTGTATAATCCATCAAAGGGCTGTCTTTCTACTAATTCTAATTGGGTTTGATTGGCATTTGTAAGGGTGTTCCAGTGTAAAACTATTTGATCATCTACTTTAATACCATTATAAACTGTAGATGGAATTCTAATAATAAGATGATCAGTAGTCTCTTCTCTCTCGTTGTATGTTCCTGTAAATAACAATGGAAAACTGTAAGAATTTTCAAAATATAAATTATTATCATACAACCATTTACTATAATTAAAAAAAGCGTTAAATTCTTGAGCAGAAGATTCTGGTAATATATCAACTAATGCCCTATAATAATTTTTTACTCCAATATCCTGAACTTCATAATTTACAATATCTCCTGAACTATAATTCATAGTAGGATCAAAAGTTCCTTTTATTCTAGTTTTTAAATAAGATGCATCCGGTGCGCCAACAATTATATGATTGCTGTTATTTTCTACATCAAGACTTGCTCCAAATTTATAAGGTATGATGTGTTTAAGGAAAGATATTGTTATAGTATCATCTGCTAAAATAGCAGATGTCATTATTACTTGATTATTCTCTACATTAATGCTATAATTTGCTTCATTTATTTTTTCACCATTTTTGTATACTAAATTTATATTTTCTACACTATTATTTGTTATAACAAAAATAATTCCTGCATTTTCCTCACTATCACCAATGTTAAACGACTCGCTATCTGGTTCTTCAGGTGATAATATTTGAAATAATTTCCAATTTTGATTTATACTAGGCCTTGTATAAACATAAACAATTCCGTCATTTTGTAAAGGATCTGCTATTGCTAACACTGTATTTCTATCATTAATACTAATTTTGTTTCCAAACGATGTAATATTTTTTGCAGGATTTGTTACAGAGGTAGAAAGTTTAAACTCGTGATTAATTTGATATACACTCCAATTTTTATCAGCATCTTCGTCTACCCAAATTTTCTTATTTAATTGATAATCTTTTAACACTAACTGTTCTAATCCTTGTAAATTAGAAACCCTAACAGACGAAAAAATACTTACTATTCCAGTTGTATCGCCTTGTAAAGAGTCTGTATTAATCTGGACTAATAATGCTAGATCAGTTAATGCACATATAATCTTATTAATCTGAATATCCGTAATTTGAAAAACGCCTGAAAAAGAACTTACATAATCATTAGCAATTACTGTAGAATCTTGCCCAACAAATGTAATTTTTTCTACATTACTTACACCGACTATTTGTCCTATTTGAAAATCATCTTCTATATCAAATTCAAATTCTAAGGCAAGGTTGTCTGTACCGATGACCTCAAATTTGATAAATTTATTATAATTTTTATATTGATATATATTCCAACCATTTGGATCATTACCTATCCAAAAATATTCGTTTACTTTAATATCATTTAAATTTACTTTTAACAAATCTGTATAATCTGCAAGTGTATAATCTACATCACTAGGAGAAACATAACCTGCATGTTTTACATAAGTTTTTGTATTATTGAAAGACGGAAACGGTGAAGAACTATTACCGTCACTAAAATATGCTTCAGTTGGATTTATTCTATAAATTAAATCTATATTATCTTTATTGTTAACATTTATTTCAACAGGTTGAGGAGTTAATCTAAATTTTGATTCATTTAATTTAAAATCAAATTCATAAAAATTATCTACAGCACCGTAAACTCCTTGCCTAATTGCCCATTCTTCATAAAATTCTAAACTATCTTTATCTGCACTTGCTAAAACATCAAATAGCTTTGTAAGCGAATTTTTAGAACCTTTATCTTGTATAAACCCTTGATAAAATTTAAATTGGCTTACATCATTATTAATAATATTCTGTAAATAATTCCTTTTTTGATAACCAATTAAATGTTGAGCCATTTTTTGTTGTTCTACATCTAAATTATCACTATCTAAATCATAAAAATCTTTAAACTGTTCTATCCTATAATCAAAATTAGTGTACAATCCAGCTTCTTTTAAGGTATCAAGTTTTTTCCAATCCGTAAAATCAAAATTCTCAACTGCATCAATTTTATTTTTAGCTACAAAATAAAATTCTTTATATTTTACAATATCTCCTACATTATATGCTACATATTGTTGCCATTCTTTAACTTTTGCGTCATCATAAAAGAAACCTGGAATATCTAGTGATCCTTTCCATGCATTTGTTCTATAACCTATTACCTTAATTCTTTCTTGCCTATATCCTGAATTTTTTTCATATATTATATCATTAAATTCTGTTCTATCATCTATAATAACTACATGCTCTGCATAATTAGTGGGTATTCTAATAAAATAAATACCATCATTACCTGTAGTTGTTACACTAAAATTATTATCATTATCTCTATTAAAGTTTACCTCTGACGTTTTAATCACTGTTCCATCAGCTTTATATATAGAATAACCTTGGGAAGTATCTATTACATTACCAACACTTCCATAATTTGTAGAAAAATTTAATCTATCTGCACCTGGACTCACTGTAATTAAAGAACCTGCACCCCAATTTTGAGTTGTCCAAAATAAAAATTGTTTTACTGCATAGCTCCAATCTGCAACTTCTAACTGGCTTTCTACAAATCTATCAAATGTAAATCCAACTGTTTTTAAATAATGACCATAACCATACAAAAAATCAACAACCTCTTGTATATCATATAATAACGTTCCGTAAGATAATTCTTCGACATTTTGTGAAAAATATCTCCTAGTTTTTGCATCAACTCCACCAACAATAGGTAATCTAGGCAAAGTTACAAATTTAGAATTATCAAAATTATCACCACTTACATGCGTAATTTTACATCTATAAAAACTATCATCACCAACTTTTACTATAGCGTCAATTGCATATGTTTTACCAGCTTCCCATGTAACATATGACTTGCTTATACCTCCTACATTTATTGTTGTATCAGCATCTCTCGGTATTATCGGAATGTATTTAAATTTAGAATAAGCTGTGTCATAACCGCTAATATACCATCCTTCGGCTTGTTTTTCAATTACAACACCACTATATACATATTCATCTATAGGATAACTTTTTAAGAACAAAATATCATAATTTTCTAATGGAATAAAAACATTTCCTTCATTTAAAGGTGTTCTACTATCTAAAATTAATTTAAATTTATCTTTATCGGTAAATCCTCCAACTTTAAATGAAATTTGATTATTTAGAGATACTAAAATGTTTCTATAATTTTCATAATTATTAAAAAATAAAGTATTTTGATTTTCTGCAATATAATTAATAAGACCACTTGTGTAAAAATTTTCATTTTCTACATATGGAAAAACTAAATCTTGTAACCTAAAATGGTTTTGTGTAGGCAAATAAATAATCTGCTCTGAATCATTCCTAACTTGATTAGCCCTATCGAACCCTGTTCCAAATACATAACTAGGCTTACAAAGTATCAAACTTTTTATCAAACTAAATCTATAATTACTCGATCTTCTCCAAACTGTTTCAACAGGAGACCCGTCACCAAATACAAAAGATTTTTTAACTAATTTTTTATCATAATATTTAATTACACCAGATTTAGAAGGACTTACTAAATTTCCTTTGTTATCAACAGGAATAATTTTTGTTAAGCCTGGTCTTGTATATTTTTTATTGATAAAAAAATTAGGCTGTCTAATTATGCCTTTTTCTATATCTGACCACATTAATAAATTGTCTGAGGTATATGGGTAACTTCCATATTGATCATCCCACCATATTGGTTTAATACTAAATCCTAGCATTTCCCATGGATGCGTGTGTGGTCTATCAGTATCAAAAAGGTATGTATAAATTTGTCTCCACCACCCAGGAGACACTTCGTAATTATCTAACTTGCTTCCGTTATAATTGTAAGTAAAACTATTATTAACATCAAAATACTGATGCATAGCATATTCAACATTTATAAATCTTGTCCATTTTATAAAGTCACTAATTAATGGATCATTTAAGCTGCTTCTTGTTATATTAGTATTTCTATAACGACCAGGAATTATTTCATTTATATCAAACAAATTTGTATCATAATTTATTTTAATATTGTTATAAATTCTTTTTTCTATTTCTAAAATTAATTCATCTCGAAAATCTTTATATGCATAAACTAAACTACCGTCATGACCTTGTATGTAGACATTTCCTTCGTTCCATTCGTCAAAATAGATAGAATCTTGTGCTCCTTTATTTTGATCAGATTTAGGCATATAAAAAACACGATTTAACCCAGCAAAAGTTATAATAACACATTCATTGTTTTCATCAGAAATACAAGCTAAATCATAATCTAAATATAGAGGATAAAACCATCCTAATATATCTTCGTCATTTGGCTCATTTTTTTGCAGTCCATAAAATTTATATGGTCCTTTATTTTCTTCAGTAATAAAACTATTATTTGTATTATCTATAAAAATTTCTGGAATATATTTAGGATACAAACCTAATTTCGTAGGAGTAGGTGGTATATATGATCCATTGGTATTGTCATACTCACATATTTCTATAATATCGTCAACTTTTTTAAATCCAAAAAAATCAACAAATCCTTCAGTGTTAAAAGTATAATCCTGACCATAGATCAATTGTTTACCATTTCTATAAACGCTGACTGCTTTATTACCCAACATATTGTTATTATGTATTTTAGACAATTGAAAATACCTTTGATCAGTATCAACTATTATTTCTTTGTAAACAATTACCCCTTTACTGGCAGCCATATCACTGAAAAAATAAGGATCTTTATTGTTTTTTCCTTTTGTATATTCATCTAATATTAAATCAACATGCTCTTTAATTGGTCCATTGTAACCTAAATCATTAGCTATTTCTACAAATTGTC